TCCTCATCGACCAAATCTGCAACCCGACCTGGGGCTACGTCATCGGCGACGCCATCGCCCGCGGCGAGTTGCCCGACATCGACGGCTGGCAGAAGGCGTCCTGGACGACCCCGAAGCGCGTCACCGTCGACGCCGGCCGCGAAGCCGCCAACGACCGCGCCGACATCGAGATGGGCCTCATGTCCATGTCCGAGCTCTACTCGCAGCGCGGGATGGACTTCCGCGAGGAGATGGAGAAGCGGGCCGCCGACATGGCGTTCATCCGCGACCTAGCCGCCCGCAACGGGATACCCTTCGAGCTGCTCTTCAAGCAGACAAACACACCTCCCGGCACCGTCTCGGCGGCGTCGACAACCCCCACCCCTTAATCATCATGCGCTTCCTCACCAACGCCCTGAAGGGCCGCGAGCCCCTACTCATCGACCCGTCCCGAGCCGCCGACCACGCGGAGGCCGCGGCCAACGCCGGCGCGCTGGAGGACACGCTCAAGATGGTCTTCGGCTCGAAGCCCGAGGCTTACAAGGCCGGCCGAGTCGGCGTCATCCCGCTGAAGGGCGTGATTGGCAAGGGGCTGTCCCGCCTCGAGGCTTTGACCGGCGGGGCTGACGTGGACGAGTTCACCTCGGCCCTCGAGATGATGGAGGAAGACCCCGAGGTCTCGGTCATCGTGGTCGACATCTCGTCCCCTGGCGGGACTGTCACGGGTGTCGAGGAGGCCGCCGCGGCCCTCGCCCAGTCGAGCAAGCCCACGGTTGCCTTCACTGCCACCGAGGCCGCGTCCGCCGCCTACTGGATCGGCGCCTCGGCTGACCGTTTCGTCGCCACCCCTTCGTCCACCGTCGGCTCGGTCGGCGTCTACATGGCAATCCCCGACTACTCCAAGGCTTTCGACATGGCCGGGGTTAAGATGGACGTCATCAAGTCCGGCACCCTCAAGGGCGCGGGCATCCCCGGCACCTCCCTCTCGGACGCCCAGCGCGCCGACCTCCAGGAGCAGGTCAACGCCATCCACGCCGAGTTCCGCGCCTCCGTCCGCAGCAAGCGCCGGATGGTCGCCGACGCCGACATGGAGGGTCAGGTCTTCTCGGGCCGGCAGGCCGCTGGCAAGGGTCTTGTGACGGGCCTCGGAACGAGCCTCGCCGCCCTCGTCGCCGAGCTGAACGCTTGACACTGCTCCCAAGGGTAGAAACAAAATGGACACCATCGAAGCCCGTCTCGCCGCCGCCCTTGAGGGCATCGCGGCCAAGGATGCCGAAGTCGCCGACGCCCGCGCCACCGCGGAGAGCGTCGTCTCCGCCAACCTTGAGCTCATCGAGAAGTTGAAGGTCGCCGAGGACAAGCTCGCCGCCATCGAGGCCGAGAAGGTTGCCCTCGCCGCCAAGGTCGAAGCCGCCGCCGAGACCGCCGTGACCGCCTCCGAGGAAGCCGCCAAGATCGCGGCCTCCGTCGGCGTCGCCCCTGTCGAGACGAACCCCGCCGTCGACGCCGCCCCCAAGGCCGACGTCCTCGAGACCTACCTCGCCCTCTCCGGGCAGGAGCGCGCGGCCTTCTTCGCCGCCAATCGGAACGCCATCATGGGCGCCCTCCGCAAGTAATCTTTCCCCCAACCCTCACCCCCTAATCATCACTAATCATGGCTAACTCCATCCAGGCCGCCCCCGCTGTCCTCGCCGACGGCGTGATCGCGTCCCTCAAGAACAAGCTGCCCGTCCTCCGCTCGATGAGCCGCGTGTTCACCTCCACCCCCCAGGCCTCCGGCAAGACCATTCAGGTTCCCCTCATCGGCACCTCGACCGCTACCGAGTTCGGCGCCTCCGGCTACCTCGCCCAGGATGACGCGACCGTCACCAAGGCGGACGTCACCCTCAAGCACTTCAAGGTCTCGACCCGCGTCGACCCGCTCAACATCAAGGAGTACGGTGCCGGCTTCTTCATCGACAACTTCACCGTGACCGCCGCGAACGCCCTCGCGCAGAAGTGCATGGACGAAGTCCGCGCGATCATCACCGTCGCCAACTACTCCTCGGACGTCGTCTCCGGCGCCGCCCTGTCCTACGCCGAAGTCCTCTCGGCCAAGAAGACCCTCGACGACAACCAGGCTTCCGAGCCCCGCGTCCTCGTCCTGAACAACAAGTACACCCAGGACATCCTCGGTGACTCGACCATCGTCGGCGCCAACGGCTTCGGAGCCGAGGTCATCCGCAGCGGCCGCGTCGGCACCCTCGCCGGCGCCGAAGTGTACCAGTGGAGCAACCTGCTCAACACCCAGGATCTCGCGGGCTTCATGGCTGGTGCCGATGGCATCGCCGTCGCCGCCGCCCTCCCCTACACCGAAATCCCCGGCTGGGAAGTCGCCAACGCCATCGAGCCCGACACGGGTCTCGGCGTCCAGGTGATCGTCGGCCAGGAGCAGTCCGGCTACCTCAACGTCACCGCGACCCTGCTCTTCGGTGCCGCTGTCGGCCGCGCGGCCTCGCTCGTCCGCTTCGAGTCCACGGTCTAATCGACCCGGCAACGGACTTGGGGGCCCCTACGGGGGCCCTCTTTTTTTGACATCCTCCCAAGGGTGATGAAGACCAGCGAGCTAATCGAGGACGCGAAGGCCATCGTCGGCGACATGGCCGACCTCGCCCAGACCTGGACTGCGGTTGGCGGGACGCCTTCCTTCCAAGTCCTCATCGACGGCCCGAACATCACGCAGGACTTGGGGGCCGGGGGCTTCGTTGACAAGGTCTCGCATAACTGCCGGGTGGTCGCCGCGACTTCCTCGTGGACTACGGCCTATGGGGTCGCCTGCGCCGCGGCCGTCTCCTCGGGGGCGCCTGTCGCCGCCTTGGCTATCGGCAAGACGCTTGTGGCTACCGAGCAGGGGAACCGCCAATACCGCATCGAGGGTTCGACCTACAAGCCCGGCTCCGCGTGGGTCGAGCTGATGGTGCGAGCCCAGGACGACCGATGATCGGCATCAGCATCGTCCCGCGTTTCTCGCGCGTGAAGGGCGACCTAAAGGCTTTTAGGCAACACCTTAGCAAGTTGACTGGCGACCTCCTAACGCAGGAAGCCTGCCTCACTGCCCGGATGGCTATCAAGTTGACGGCACCGATGGCCGAGTCAGGCGGGCAAGGCGACAAGAAGGCCGCGGAGATAATGGGCAACCGGGCAATCGACAAGGATGTCCGGGCCATCTTCGCCCCCAAGCACGCCACCCTTTCGGCTGTCTTCGCAGACGGCAGGGCCGCGGCCAAGTCCCGCTTTATCGCGTGGAAGGAAAAGAACCTCCCGCAGTCTTCCTCGACCCTGTTGAGCAAGATACACGCCGACTCGGATGTGGAGCGCGCCTTCGAGCGGGCGTCGCGTCTTTACCTAGGCAAGCAGCCGAGGAACAAGGTTGTCTCTAGCCCCGCGCAGATGAAGTCCTTGCACGACGAGCAGAAGTACCGCGGCAGGGTTGTCCGTTTCGGTCGGCCGTCCAAGGAGGTCAAGCGCTACCCGCACGTCACGAGCGAGGCCAACATCAAGAGGTACGTGAAACTGCGCCAACTTCAGGTCGGCAAGATGAAGGCCGGCTGGTGGGACATCATCGACAAGCATGGCCGCAACCTGGTCATCTTCGGCCGCACCGTCGACTCGGGCTCCAAGGGCATTCCGAAGTGGATCTACCGCCACTCTGGGGGCGGCAACCTGAGCCGCGCGAAGACCATCATCGGAGGCAACCAGCGCATCCGCATCCGCAACGACAGGGGCAACGCCGAGGGAGTGGGCGACGAGCGCCGCACTCACGCCGCAGTCATTTCCGGCCGTATGAAGGCAATCTCCGAGCGGCCGTACCAAGTCTACGCAAACCGCATTGTCCGAAACTGGAACAGCAACCAGCGTCCAGGCGCCTAACTTATGGGAACAAAATCCATCCGAGAAATCATCGAGGGGGCCATCGTCGCCCACCTCGCCGCCCAGACCGAGCTCGCGGGCGTGAACATCTACAAGGGGCTTGAGGTCACGACCGACACCCTGCCCCAGGCCATCGTCAGCTGCGAGTCGGTGGGCAACCCTCCCGACCTCCCCGAGGGGCTGGGCAACTACAACGCCACGGTGAACGTCCACCTGTACACCTCGGCCGACGCCTCGAACGCCCTGACGAACCACCGGGACAGGTCGGCGGGCATCCTCGGGGCGATGCAGAACTTGAGCGCCATCAAGACGGTGTTTACGACGCAGGGCGATGCGACCTGCTACGACGTCACTTTCGAGACGGTGGACGACGGGCGCGGAGACCGGGCCTTGGGCACCATGGCGACCTTCACGGTGGCGGTCGTCCTGCCCGCTTGACAAACCCCCCAAGGGTAAGAAACAACCATGCCCGCCGTCGTCAAAGGTACCGCCCACGTTTACGGGATTGTCTCCGGAACGGTCACTAATCTCACGGTTCAGTCCTACACCATCTCCCGCTCCTTCGAGCTGGACGACCGCGTGGCCGACGCCTCGGGCATCACCATCACGCACCGCCTGGACGGCCGGACGAACGAGATCAGCGTCGAGGGCGTCCTCCAGTCCAACAGCTTCAGCATCGCGGTCGGCGACCGCCTCCAGTTCACGGGCAACGAGATTACCTTCGACGGCGTCATCACCCGCCTCGAGGACAGGGGCCAGAACAAGGGCTTCTCGCTCATCTCCCTGACTGCCGTCTCGTACGAGGGCATCACCTCCTACTCCTAATCCTCCCGAGGATGACGGACGCAGCCCCCGCCTTGGGGGCTGTTTCGTTTAGTTTGCCTCGGACTTGTCGTCGCGGACGCGGATGAAGACAGGGTGCCGGAGAGAGCCGGCCTTCGTCACTTCCTG